GCCCTTCTTGCGACCGCAAGGCTTGCCCGTCTTGACGTCTACCCAGCCCTCTTTGAACCAACGCTTGAGTGCCGCACCTTTTTTTGATTTGCGTACAGCCATCAGAAGGTTCTTGTTTCTTTGCGTCTATTCTCTGCAACTTCGCCACAGCCCAGGGCAATAAAGCCCCCGTCTTTTAACTTCTTTGTAACCTTACGTTTGCGTTTCTTAGAAGATTCGCCCCACTTTGACGCGCCCACCTTTCGACATTTTGCTATTGCTCCCGAGGCGTAGGCGCTTGGGAAAACCTTGTAACGTGCTTTTACTTTCTTGTAGCAAGCGTCTTTCGTCATTTGTTCTTCTCCGTGTTGGAGGCGTGGAAATCTGTTTGGACATCTGTGATCGGGATAAAGTCATACTTGGCCCTCCGTACTAAAAAGTCTTGCCACATAGGCTTTATCATATCGTGGTTCTCGTCAACTTTATACGACACCACCGCAACATTAGCGTTTAACTGATACACCTGTAACGATGCCCAGCCCAACAAAGCCAAGCCCAAGACCGAAAAAACATGTTGTATGTCAAACTTCATCCCGTCACCACATCTTACAGGACCAGTAACGGGCCGTCAGCTTGTCAAGTTTCTTTGTATCGCACCCGTGCCGTGCACGAAACGATTTGCGCCGTTTAGGGTTGGACTTCTTAATGGTCATATTGGCATCGCCAAACCTGATGATTTTTTCTTTACCTTTATCGCAAGCCTTTACAACGGACTTTTTACCGCCAGAAATCTGGCGCTTGGGTACGTTGCATTTCATCTTGGACTTGTCGATCTTAGCCATATCAAGCCACCCTAAAGTTTATGCGTGGTAGAACATCATCAAGTCAAACTGCGGGACAACGAATGTAACAAAGCAACCATCTTTAAACAGTACGCCCTCATCCGGCATAAACGGGTCGTCAGAAGCGTTGTCAGTTCCAATCGAGCGAAACTGGATTAGTTCTGTGCCTGTAACACCACCGTTCCGTAGGTTAGCTATTCCAGCGGTTCCGCCAGAATAAAAAGAAAACCCTTGCAAACGAGTGCGTCCTGCGAAGATTACACCTGCTGCATTAGCATTAATACCAGCGGATACGTTTCCTGCGGGATTGCCAACCGCAGTTATGCTTGCAATTGTTTTAAAATAACCAGCACTGGTTGCTGTTCCAGCATTAGCGCCCGTAAGGTTTTCGGTAAGTGCCGCACCATTTACATCTGTGCCAACTATATTAAACGACTTTGAAGAATCGTTTCCTGCGGACAAAATTGTTACCTGTCGTGCAGAGGCGTTTGTAACGCTTCCGCCAGAAGCTAAAGCCCCGCCAATAACCAAGGCTGCGTTGTTTCCCACTGAAGTGGCTGTTGAAATTCCGTCCGCGTCTAAAGCCACCTCATCGCTGATGATGACTGGGGTTACGTCTGATCCTGCCATTTTGGCCTCCTATAGATTACAGGCGGGGCGTTAACCCCGCCAAATTAGTTATTAGGCTGCAAAAACAAACGTGCCAGTAGTACCCGCACCAAGAGGCTGAAAGTTAAACGAGATATTCCACAGACCTGCTGTTGTGCAAGTAAAGTAGATGTACGAGCCAATGCTAAACAAGTTTGTTGTTGCGCTTGCAGGAGTATACTTCAACAAAGTTTCACCCGCAGTAGACGTATCAAACACAACTGCACTGCTGGTACGGCTTTCGATAACGCTGCCTGTTTCATAAGCATCACTACCCGCACAATCAAAGCTCAAGAAAGCAGTGCCGCCAGTAGTGTCTACTGACTGAGCGTGTACAACAACAACACCTGCTGTCGCTGCTGGCAGAGTAGTGATTTGCTGTGCGCCACCAGTGAATGGGTTGACGTTAATTCCAGCAACGTAAGTAACAGTGGCTCCTGTAGCTTTAGCAGTTACAGCTAGACCGTTTAGCGAGGGGTTTACACCACCAGACAAGATAGACCCAAGTACCGTAAGGTCGCCGCCTACAGAAGCGTTCGTTCCATATGTGGAATTTGTGGTATCCGTGCCCGTTGTGGCATTAGTTGTGATGTCTTGAAAGCCGTTTTGCGAACGCACTGGTCCGCTAAAAGTAGAATTACCCATGGGAATCTCCTGTCTGGGTTAAGTCAGCCGCCCAATGCGACTGTCAGGGATGCCCAAACAGTACAATAGATTTTTACAAAAAGAAAGAGGCGATCCGAAGACCGCCTCAATCTAACAAGTGCAATGTGTCTTACGCTCCAGGGGAGCCAAACACACAACGTGGGTCACTAAAGCCGAAGCTATAACGCTCACGAGCCTTGAAGCGCATGTTACCTGTGTCGAAATCAGCTTCCATGTTAGTGGAAAGCGGAGTCCGCTCAAAGTGAACAAAGCCACGAGGCGCATCAGTCTTGAGGAAAAACGCATCTGGATCAGTAAGGAAGTCGTTGACGGCATAACCATCAGGCAACATCCCCATTGAACGAATTGCGTTAGTGTCGTTGTCAGCAGTACTAGTGCGGAGGTTGGAGACCATCAGGCGCTCTGCAACGAATTGCAATTGCCGTGGGATCATCAACTTCATGCCGCGAAGAGCAACCTTCAAGCCACGTTCGTCAACATAACCAGCAATGTTGATCAGAGCGTCTTCCAAAGAAGTTTCGTTCAGATCAGCAGGAGTTGATGGTTCGTTAGCGAAAGTTCCACCGTTTGTAAGCGGGTGATCAGTGGCGCAAAGTGCAACACCGTCTCCGCCAGCAGTTGCACCAGCGGCGAACGCATTGTTCAATACCGCAGCGGCTTTAACCTGCTTAGAGTGGGCCATTGAGCGAGCGAGAGCGCGTGTGTAACGACTGCCGAGGCGGTCATACAAGTTGTCCTCGATTGCTTCCTCAGTAATTGAGAAGGCAAGCGCAACGGTTTCGTGGTTGTAACGAGCTGTGTATGCTTCGTTAGCATCGTCAAAGTTGACAGCGGAACCTTCAGACTTAGTAGGTGCCGAGCCAAATCCAGATAGCATAACTTCCTCCTCGAACGCTCTGTCCGATGATTCAGTTGTATACAGCTCTGAATGTTGGTTTTCGTAGCGATCGTACTCCATACCAAACAAGGCGTTGAGACCTGGTTCAAGCTCTTTCGCTAATTGTGCGCGTGAAATAGCCATGTTTTAGACCCCCTTATACGCCGGTCGTAGCAACAGTACCCGCTGCAATGGAACCAGTAGGCGCATTGAAGTGGTTGTTGATACGAACGATTAATGGAATACCAGCGACAGTGAAATCCGAATTGTCTGGGTCATCTTGTATGCCCATAACACGGAGTGCCAAAGTGTTGGTAGCTGCGACTGTATTTAAATCTGCGGTTGCAGAAGAAATACCAGTAGTTGTAGAACCACTGTTGCCTGTTGCAAACGCGATGTTTGCGAACACAGATGTAAGAATTTCCGCTTCAGTGTTCTGACCAGCCACAACATTAGATGTTGCAATGGTGAACAGTTGATTTGGATCGTCATACAAAAAGGCTTTGACAGGGAAATTAGAATCCGCGCCAGAACCGGGCCATTGGTTTGCCCGAATAACTTCACCTGTAGTAGATGAAACATACTCACAGCCATAGAACACACCCACAATACTGACATTACCACCAGCCGCAGCTTGTAGATCGTCAATGACGCCCGCAGCCAACGGAATAACCGCCATGCCTTGGAACATTGGATTGGAGTTGTCAGAAGCTATGCGATATTCAGATAGACCAGTAGAGTTGGTCGATTGACCAATTTTACCAATGGGACGTAGCCCAAAGGATCCGTTAGAATTTGCCATAATAGCACCTCAAAGTTACTTGGAGTCTCCTCGCGAGCCTCCAAAGGATACACGACTTTGCCGATTATTAGAAATCGGCATCGAAGGATGTTGGTCCTTCATTAGGTCCTGGTCAACTGCTACCATCTGTTCGCGGGTCCGGTTCCCGTAATACGCGGATCGTTCTTGGGCGGTCTCTACAGGTATTCGGCACAGCATCAATCCACCTTGTCCGATAACCCCTTCGTATCGACCTTCGTCAATAGTGGGAGCTTCATAGTCTGGATACTCGTCCTTACGGACAGGTTCCCATCCTTCGCGTAGCTTGGTGTTGACATTCATTTTGTCTTCTTCACCACGCATTGCGACTCGAATCCAACGATGCACATAGCCTGGAGGGGCTACAGGTGCTTCAAGGCGACTGGGCGGAGCCCATGGTTTACGGCGCGTTTCTGTTTCGCGGGTAGCGCTCTCGCGCGGTTTTCTATCAGTCATTCTATCAATCCTTCACATATTTTGCATATTCTTCAAGCGGGACGTTTAACCGTTTTGCCATCGCAATTTGTGATGGTGAGAGTTTCACCGACCTGCGCCCTGTTTTTGCTGTACTGCGGGTAGCTGAAGCGCCAGCAGGTGCGACCTGTGCTCCACCCGATTTCTTCGCGGCTTGGAATTTGTGTGGAAATTCCACGCGCATGCGTTTGTCTACTTCACTATAGTAGTCATTTGCAGTCGGGTCAATTCCTTCTTCCTCAACTAATTTACGATGTATGCCAAAAGCAGCATATGTCATAACCTCGTCGTTTCCAAACCAATCGTTCTTCTCTGCCCACGCTTCGGCTTTGGGATCGGGCTTTGCCGCAGGAGTTTGCGGAACTTGTTGTTGTGGAACAACAGGTTGCTGGGCTTGAACAGGCGGGGCCTGCTCCGATCTTTGTTTAGCTAAACGTAAGCGTTCGTTCTCGATAGACATGTTTGATAAGGCTTCTTGAGCCTCTAACATTTTATCGGTGTCACCGCTGTCGTGGGCCTCACGGTACAACTTTTTAGCTGAAGCAACCTGAGTTTCAAGCCGTGTGCCGTATTCTGCAAGGTAGCCCTTGTCTAAATTCTGCATGCGACTTTTAAGGTTTTGGTTCTC